TCCGTTCTGGTCTGTTTGAAGTGTGGGATTGATCGTTACAGAAGCATTCGTAGCCGAGGCTATGTTTGTACCATTTTCCTTCCACTGATAACTCAATACCGCACCAATTTGGGAGGAAGCAGACACACTGAAACTGGCTGAATTTCCTGAATCAACAGTCTTATCTGTAGGCCCTGAAAGAATTATCGGAGGGCCGCTGATAGTAAAAGCTAAAGCGATGGAATCCCAAGCCCCGGAGACTTGGGTCATATTCAAAGCTGTTCCTCCTGTCGAGGCGCTTAGAATATATCCGCTAGCTTGACCATCCCCGTCTATTACCCCTTGAGTCCAGGGACTGTTGACAGATGAAATCGAATTAGCAGGAGTAGCATGGCAATAAAGTAAATCTCCTGCGCTGTTGGAGCTAATGGTAGGAGTGTTAATCGTCCCACCAGTAGTACCTGACCCTACAGCATCAGCGAAGAAAGAAATTGAGCCTGTTACATTGAAATCGTCAGCCTGGAGGATCGCGGCATGAACCGCACCACCTCCGGTATCCTGATAAGTTGCTTTAAGTGTCTTACTGGCGTTTGCTGGTGCGCTGAGTAAGTAAAAAACATAGTCAAACCCAGCAGCAGCGGCTTGCGTTGAAGAAGGAGACTTCGTGCTTAATGTATAAGCATTGCTATTGGAATCGACTAGAGTAGGAGTTGATGGAGCCGTACCAGCACCATTAGCCCAAGTAAATCCAGCGACTACCAAATCCCCGAGCGTGGGGTTATTTGGCAGATTTATCGTTAAGCTGGTCGAGTTGGCATTGTTGTTACTGCCAGTGGTCGCTTGGGAATGGGCAAAAGCCACTAAGAACTCTCTACTTCATAAGTCTTATTACCTGTCTTGATCTTCAACTTTTTGGGCTTGGCAGAAGCAGCAAGGGTGTCCTTGATCGTATTCAAAGCCTCAATAGACTGTTTGTGGGTCTCAGTCATTGACTTAGCCATTTCACCTAATTGGCCTATATCGGACTGTCTAGCTTGTTGAGGCGCTTGAGCAGCCTGCTCTTTAGCCTTCTCTGCCTTGTCGTTTGCTTCTTTGACCTTCGCTCCCGCTTCGGCAAGAATGTTCTGGCGCGCGAACTCATTTTGCATGTCCTGAACCATCTTGGTTATCTGATCCATCGAACTACCAACCCCGGTCATTACTTTTGTTTCATAGTCAGCCACGACTTTGGTTAGCTTGGCCTCGAAGTCTTTATTGATCTTGTCCTGCTCTAGCTGTCTATCGCCTTGTTTGTCACCAAGCATCGCAAGGGCTTGTTGGTGTTCCTGACCCAGCTTCTGAAGTTGAGCATTGAGGGACTGAATAAGAGCCTTCGCTTGTGGCGGGAAATCAGAAGTGTCCTTTTGAAGGAGATTTGGCGGGAGTTGTGAAGCAAGACGCTCCGCAATTTCTTCTGATCCAGGCCAATCCATGTTTTTGGCGATGAGGTCAGCGACCATCGGAGCCGTATTGGGTAGAACTTTGAGGAAGTTGACCATTGAGTCAGCCGCTTCTGCTCTCTTGGTAGCGAACGAAGGACCAATTGTGACCGCGACTTCATATTCACCTACCTTTGGGTTGAACATCGAAACAGTCTTACCATTTTGATCTGACTTCTGGTAAGAAGTAGTTTGTTGTGGATTTACTCTTACTTGTTCTTCTGATCCGTCTTCTCGGAGAATGGTGAGGACGCGCTCAGTGTCATATATCTTTGGGATGAGGTCGATAAGAATACGTCCCGTATGCCTGAGACTTCTAGAAAGGTTATCAACATAGTGGAAGTTTCCAAGATCACTCGTCCTCTTTAACTCGCGTATAGCCTTCCCCGACTCATCAGCCATTCTCTCTTGTAGAGTCGCATCGAATCTAACCCCTGTAACCGCTTGCATATCTTGTGCTGCGGCCATCTTCGCATTAACAACTCCTACCGGAGGGCCGGCGAACTGCTGTCTTTGAGGAGGAGGAGCGGGTTTCCCACCTACATTCACATTCTTGTAGAGCAGGTAGGGCATGGACTTCGTATTAGCTTCTTGCCAGCGTTTCTCTTGTCCTTCTACCTGACCTTCCTCCATGATCCACGGAGCTTTAGGTGCAAGAGCAAGTAATTCAGTCTCAGCCGTACACCAGAAGTTGTACATCCTCTGCGGGTCTTTAGCATCCCTGATAATTCCAGACAGATGGTTCTTGCCTTCTACATCTACTTCATCACCAATGACTTTAACAACTGGAATCCACTTCCCAGCCCAATCGTGTTCTTCCAGGACTTGATGGGCCGTTATCGTATCCCAGCAAATCGACTGTATCTGGCACTCCCGTTTCTTTGTTACCAGACTAGGATTGGCTTTGATCTCTGCTTGTAGGTCTGGAGTCAACTCATCTTCATACCCAACATGCCCATTTTGTAAAGCTACGAGAGTCTTGTATTCGTACTCACAGTAGAAATACTCAGCGATTCTTACGTGAGTCGAAGTAACCCAGTATCTGTACTCATCCCCCATGCCTGATTCTTCCCAGTTCTCAGGCTTGGCTTTGGGGTAGAGGTCTTTGTATTCCTCACGAGTAACTAGGTCTGAGATGAAACACCACTTAGCATCTGAACCGTCAGGCTGTTGGGAGTCAGGATCGAGATATACACGGAAGGGGTTTCTAATCCTTTCAATCTTGATGACTTGATCGAAAGTATCTGTATCTTCGTACTCGGTTAAGACTCGCCAATACCCCCATCCGTTAGAGACAGCGTTATCAAAAGCACTGTCGTAAGCTACGTCAGCGTTGGAAACTCTCTCGATCTGCTTAATCAGACCTTTGAGCATCTTCGCTGTGTTGGGGTCTGCTTTATCCCCTACAGGACTTACGTTGATAGCGGGTCTGTTCTGTCTCTGATCGTTCGTAATCTGATGGACGAACGTCTTTACCTTGTTGATCGTCAAACAAGGGCGCTTTTCAATGGTACGGGCTGACTTAATATCAGCCGGCCACTGTTCCCCTGACTTGAATCTCAGATCGTCTACAGCTTCTTTACGATTGAAGGCTTCGGCTGCTGCGCTTCGATTGAACCTCTTAACAGCTTGGACTAAGAACTCAGCCTCAGTCTTGGGCTCTAGAACGTCCGGGGCTCGGTCAGTGGTAGCAGGTTCAGCCATTAGCGGTTAATCATGTATTGGGCCATTATCAATGCGTCTTGAGGGGTTCTAGCCCTACCAGTCCTCAAGAGCAGGTCAGCAAGACCTTGTATGTTCTTAGGGATAGGAACTACACCCTGAGAGCTTCTTTGTACTTGTTGTTGCGGTGCAGGATTAAGTGGTACTCCCAAAGCTTGTAGATAAGCCTGATGCTCCTGCATCGACATAGGGTCTGAACCTATACTCGAAAGAGGGATGAGGTCAGGCATAAGCATGTTCTCTGAAACAGGCAGGACACAAGACGCCTATTCGCTTCCAATAGCGTTGAACGCCATGTCGCCTACAAAACCCCCAGTATTTGGGCAGGATCATCCTGGATTCGAATTCAAGCTTTTCTGTATCCATTTCTAACACCCGTCCAGGCTAGATTAAGCCTATCCCTCATATCGGTGGGGTCTTTTTCAAAATCAGCCTCAGAGACCTCGATCTCTACCCAATGCTTGTTTAACTCATCTACTTCAAGTTTTAGAATGAGCTTCAATGGATAGTCTCCTCTAACGAGACTTCACAAGGATCAATACACGAGGCGAGACAATCTATGACCTTAGCCTTGAACTTATCCCGGTTCTCACGAAATACACGAGCCGAGACCCTTGGAACTTCGGCATAGTAAGAACCACGGTCTACGGTAGCTGTAAAGCGCACCCAGTCCTCATCGTGGTTGATGTCGTAATACTCGAATTCAGCGAATCTAACCGTTACCTGCATGGCAAGACTCTGAAACGTCTTACAAAAGCGTACTGCTCGGCCCACTTCAAGATAAGCAAATCGGGCTTCAACTGACCCCGTTTCATGCGCTTTGCAAGGCGTTCTGTAATGGTTCTCATGTTCCCAACCAGCTAACGGCTTGACTCTCAGGCTCGTAGGTCATTATCTCGATTAACGGTGCCTTGACCTTAGCCGTAGTAGTTTTGTGACCTACAGCCAGGTACCTGAAAGCATCAGCAGCATGAGAAGACCAGTCATGGTTAGGCTGAGACTTCCAATCTCTTAGCTTGTCGTCATAGGCTTTGTGATAGCTGGAGAGAGCGTTTAGCCCTCTTTCGCACTTCTGCCGGTCGAAGTAACAGCGCGATAGAATCGCTCTAGCCGCCTCGATGCCATCTTCAATAGGAAGATTCGGGACCACTTCAAACTTGATTCCAAGGTTTTGAGCTGTTTCCTTCCGGCTGCGTCCCGATCCCAACTCCCTGACTTCGATGTCATGTGGGGCATAGTGTTTGGTGTAAACGTAAGGCTTGCTCTGTAAGACCTTAGCGTAGTGTGGAAAACCTTCACCCGAGGCCTCGTAGTAGTCGATGACACGGATTTCCCTTCCTATTGATTGGGTGAACCAAATAGCCGTCGAATCTCCAATTCCCAAGTCCCACCAGGTCTCTACCCCTAGTTCAGTCTCATACAATACACGAGAGATACGACCTTCCTGCTCGGCAAGAGTCAGTTGCTTACCGTAGTAAGCTCCAAAGGCCACTCCTTCGAACGAACAGTAGTATTCTTGCTGGATCATCTCCTCTGACATGCCTTCTTCTCGTTCTTTCTGCATGTCTGAAGCTGTTAGAACCCCTGTATCCTCGATACTCAGGACTTCACAGAACCATTCAGGGTTACCTCTAGCCATTTGGATAAGCTGATAGCCGTGATTCTTACCCCTGGGGGTCATGTTGAAGATCGCCCAGCCTCCGTTCTCTCTCAGTATGGGTCTCATGTAGTCCCAAGCTTTAGGGTCTTGGAGGGCATATTCAGAGAAGATACAACCTAATGGGTTAGTCCCCATTATTGCATTGATGTTGTCTGTACCGATTAGCTGGACTGCCGACCCACCTACCAGTTCGACTCTAAGCTCAGACTCGTTCCGCTTCTCGACGATCTCTTTGGGGAAGTGCCCCATGAATGGAAAGCCTGACCTATCCATACCGTCCCAAATAACCTTCTTGGCTTGTGAGTAAGTAGGGAACAGATAGAAGTACGTGCCCCGCTTCTCCAAAGCCTTCTTAACAGCTATGTTGATGAAGGTCTTGTCCTTACCGCTACGTCTGTGCCAGCAGGCAACTGCTCTCTTAGTGCCGCTGTCCAGTGCCTTCAATAGTGGTAGCTGATAAGTCCTGGGATTGTAGTTGTAGGGTATCTGAATAGGTGATGAGGGCAACTGCGACAGACCTCCCTTCTTCGTCTACTGCTTGTAGCTGTTGAGTAGGTTTTCCATCTAGTCTGTCAGCAAGCATGTTAATAGCCCAATACTCACCTGCTGCTGCATGGTCTAAAAGAGCTTCTGCTGCTCGTCTGAGTCGCTCTCCGTTATCACTGATTATTGCTCGCCGCAATGCACCATGGAATTGCTTCTCAGTTTGTTGTTTATTTGACACAATGTATTAGAGGTGTCGGTTATTTGACAGTGCTTTTCTGGCTTGATCTACGTTGTGCTTGACGCTTCACTGAGTATGCAATAGCCACTGATTGCTTCTGAGGCTTACCGGCAGCGATCTCACGCTTGACATTGGTCTTGAAAGCGCCTTTAGAGGTAGATTTGACTAATGGCATGTTAGCCCCTGATTTTCTGCGCGTTTTTCGGATAACTACCAGATAGAGCGCCATTGCCCTTCTTCATTAAAGCAGCTTGTGGAGTAGCCTGAGAACCACCTGAAGTCACTCCATTACCTACAGATTGAGACTGGGGGTCGAAATCACCCCGTTTTGTAGTCTTGTTGTATCTCGCGGCGTTTGGGTAGTCCGGGGTATTAGCCACGATGGTTTTTCTGACTAGAAGGTGCCGAAGATTCGATTGGGAACTTCCCACCACCAGGCCGACTTCCTGAGCCTGTGGAGGTCTTTTGAGGAGCCGATCCGCCTTTACCACCTTGTGTTTGCTTCGAAGACTTCATCTTCATGGAAAATCTCCTAGGTTGACTGCAATTCGGATAGTACGCCTTGCAAAGGACGTGTCAAGGCAAATGGGGGGTTATGTCCAATGAAAATAGAGCCTTCCCGA